TGGCAACTAGAGTATGAGCAAAGTGGTAAATATACTCTGGATATGGTCAGAATTGATGATAAAATTAGAGAAGTCATCACTGAGATCAAACTCGAGGAAAATAAAATTGCAGATAGAGAAAATGCAATTAGAAATGCTGCCCCCGAAGTTTCTGTGGCTACTTAAATAAACGTCACATCGCTGAAATCGTATATTTCTTACACACCCTCTTGCGCTCTATTAAAATCTAATATATAAATAAATTACTATACAATTTTTAAAACGATACGTAGACGCGTATAGTCGACGGCCTAGAGACTATGTATCAAAACTAGGAAAAGGAGAAAATTATGGCAACAACTACATTTTCGGGACCGATAAAAGCGGGAACGATATCAAATACAACTGGTACTACTGTTGGATCGAATGTTAAAAACGTAGGTCAAGTGTTAATGTCTCAATCATTTTCATTTGCTTATTCAACTGAAGGTTCAGCAACAGACACAACTGTGGTAATTCCAGCTAACTCTCAAATCGTATCTATTGAAGTTAACGTAGAAACTGCGTTTAACGATTCAGGTAATGATTTATTAGAAGTTGGTTCATCTGCAGATACGGACTTATATGTTAATGATGTAAGTATCGCAGCTATTGGTAAAATAGCTTTAGGAACAGCTGCATTGTGTGCTAATTGGAAAGATATTGGAACTTCTGACATCAAAATTGGTTACATCTATAATGGTGCAAACAATGATGCGTCAGCAGGTGCTGCTACAGTAACTATTAATTACTTGCAGAACAATAACCTTTCATAATAATAATAATTAAAGTGCTCCTTCGGGAGCACTTTTTAAGGAGAAAAATATGAGTACATATCCAGTGGATATAAAAACAGCAAATATTACGTCAGCAACAACTACAACTGTTTTTGATGGTCCTGCAAGAATTTTAGGACTTTCGTGGGTTGTGCCTACGGATGTTGCAGTAGGAACAATTACAGTTTATGATGATTCAACAGCGGTGTGGGTTGTTAATACACCAGCTACAAATACTACAGATTACAAATCTCCAGTATTTGGACATATAATGTTGCCTGGAACAGGAATTAGATGTGGAACAAAACTTAAAGTAATAAACGCTGTAGTGACACATGTAACTGTTTATTATGGATAGGAGTATAGATGGCAAATACAACATCTGGCTCATACACATTTGAAAAGAATTTTGCAATTGATGATATAATTTCTGAAGCTTATGAAAGAATTGGCTTAGTAGGATCAGCAGGACATCAGATACATAGTGCAAGAAGATCTTTAAATATTTTATTTCAAGAATGGGGAAATAGAGGAATTCACTTTTGGGAAGTGGGTGATACCAACATTGACTTAATTGAAGGGCAAGCAGAATATACATTTTATAGATCAACAGATGATGGAACATCTTCTGTGACAGTAGGTGGAACTTCTGGTGCTTCGACTTACGGATTATCTGATGTTTTATCTGCGCAATATAGAACAGATAGAACTTCAACTTCTCAAACAGATTTACCAATGACAAAAGTTTCAAGGTCAACTTATGCAGCTTTTTCTAATAAATTAACTAAAAGTACACCGAGTCAATTCTGGGTCCAAAGATTCGTGGACAAAGTTACAATAACCATTTACCCAACACCTAATTCAACAGCTGCATCGAAAGATATGCACATTTATTTTGTTAAAAGAATTCAAGACGCAGGAGCTTATACTAATGCAACTGACGCTCCTTATAGATTTGTTCCTTGTATGACAGCAGGTCTAGCATTTTATTTATCTCAAAAATATGCACCACAAAGATCACAAGAATTAAAATTATATTATGAAGATGAATTAGCAAGAGCATTAGCGGAGGATGGATCAGCGGCGAGTACGTATATTACACCGAAAACTTATTATCCAAATATATAATGACTATTATAACTAGAGGAATGGGAGCTATTAGAGAAGCGCTTTTTAAAAAATCTAAAAAGTTTCCAGGACAAGGATCTGATAAACAATTACAAAAAAAAGTAGATACAAGAATTAGACATGGAAAAACAGTTCCAGGAGTTAAAAGAAAAATTGGTGCAGATGATATTGAAATTCATGGAAGAATAGGTCGTACTCAAAGATATAGAGATATAAAAGCAACTCAATTAAAAGAAGCACGTAAAGGTAAAAAATAATGGGAAAATTTTCTAAAGGTAGATATTCATTAATGATCTCTGATAGATCAGGCGCAGCATTTCCATATAGAGAAATGGTCCAAGAATGGACTGGTGCATGGGTCCATAATTCTGAATATGAACCTAAACAACCACAAGTTTCACCAAGACCTCATGGAGCAGACCCACAAGCTTTACAACATGCAAAACCTGCTAGAACAGAATTTGCTGTAGCTGATTTATTAACAGAGAATCCTTTGGAAAGTTATGCAAATGCATCCCCTATTGTAAATGTTGTTCTTCCAGGACATGGTTATACAACTGGAGATACTAAAAGATTTAGAGGACCTTTAGGCGCTGGAGGCGTTTATGGAGATCCTGAAGGAGTAGCAGGGATTACAGGAGCAACCATTGCAAAAGCTGCAGGATATACTATAACTGTAGGTAAATATGTTAGTGGAGCCACTGATACTGATGGTCCGAATGGTACGGGACTTTATGGAACTGATTGGTTTTATTTTAGTGCTGACACAAATGCAAACGCCGCTAACAAAACAGGAGGGGGATATCCGATCTCAGTAGGACCGGTAACTCTACAAAAATAATGGCTGGATATACACTTTCAGAATTAGAAGCGGACATTAGAAGTTATACCGAAGTAGATAGTACTGTTTTTAGTGGTGCTACTCTAGGTAGATTTATAGAAAATGCAGAATATAGAATTTTTTATGATATTCCTATGGATTCAGATAGAGTTGAATATGAAGGAACTATAGCTGCGGACGTTAACACTGTGCGAGTACCAGCTGGTATGGTTTTTGTTAGAGGTGTTGAAGTTTTTAATTCAACATCTTCTAGAACAGGTAGATCATATTGGCTTTTAAAAAGAGATAGAACTTTTATAAGTGAATATGTGGGAGAATTAACGGGACCTGAAGGTGGATCTACAGGTCAAGATACTACAGGATTACCTAAATATTATGCTATGTTTGGAGGAGCGACTGGTACTGCTTCAACAACTTCAGGAAATATTATAATGGCTCCTACCCCGGATGCTAATTATTTAATAAATATACATGGAAATATAGTGCCAACAGGATTAGGGACTAATACTTCTGGGACTTATATAAGTAAATACTTTCCTCAAGGGCTACTTTATGCTTCTCTGGTGGAAGCATATTCTTTTTTAAAAGGTCCAACAGACATGTTGACACTATATGAAAATAAGTATAAACAAGAACTAACTAAATTTGCAAGTGTGCAAATTGGGAGACGTAGAAGAGATGATTATACAGATGGCACTGTCCGTATACCAATTGAATCTGCGAATCAATAATTAGGAGTAAAATATTATGGCAATAACATCAGCAATTTGTAATAGCTTTAAACAAGAAATTCTAGAAGCAGAACACAATTTTACAGCTTCAACTGGAAACACTTTTAACTTAGCTTTGTATACAAGCTCAGCAACTTTAGGAGCATCAACAACAGCTTATGCAAGCACGAATGAAATAACAAATACTTCAGGAACTGCTTATTCAGCTAAAGGGAAAGCATTAACAAGTGTTACACCAACTTTAGATTCATCAACTGCAGTTTGTGATTTTGCAGATGTCTCTTGGACATCAGCTTCTTTCACAGCTAATGGATGTTTAATTTTTAATGATTCACATTCAACAGACGCAGCAGTTTGTGCAGTAGCATTTGGTGGAGATAAAACTGTATCTAGTGGAACTTTCACCGTTCAATTTCCAGCAGCAGCAGCAACTACAGCGATAATTCGTATAGCATAGGGAGGAATTCCTTATGGCTAATACTTGGAATAAAGCCGGTACAACCTGGGGTTATAACTCTTGGCAATCTGATACTGTCACTCAATCATTAACCGCCCCTTCAACTTTAACATCTTCAATAGGTGAATTAACAGCTCAAGCTAATAGAGGTTTTGGTTATCAAACTTGGGGATATGGAGAATGGGGAGAATTAAATGATAACACTGCTTCTTTAACTGGTGTTTCTGCAACCGCTAGCATAGGTAGTGTTGTAATTGATTTATCAGTTGGATGGGGTAGAGCTGAATGGGGTGAAGAACCTTGGGGAGATAGTTATAGTCCCGTTATTACTTTAACTGGAGTTTCAGCAACAGTAAGTCTTGGAGAATTAACATACGCTCAAGCAACCGATGGTTGGGGACGTAATACATGGGGAGATAACAACTGGGGGGAAAATACTACAACAGCTGTTTTAACAGCTCCTGATGGACTAACAGCAGATCTTCCAAACGTAGGATGGGGATATCAAACATGGGGTGAAGATGGATACGGTGGAATTTTCTATTTAAATCCTGCAGATGTTGTAGGGTTAACAGGAGTTTCAGCAACTGCTTCAGTACCAACTCAATTAGATATACCAGAACAAATTTCAGGCGTAAGTGCCACTGCTTCTATAGGTCAATTAAGTCTTAATGATGGGGCCGACCATGTTCAAGGTTTAGCAAGTTTAGTTGGAACAAGTTCTGTAGGATCTATTTTACCTGCGGATGTAGTAGGAATAAGCACAGCAGGTTTAGCAACAGTTTCCGTTGGATCTTTAGAAGCAAATGATGCTCAAATAATAGATGTAAGCGGACTAGGTCTAACGTCTTCAGTAGGTTCTATTTCTCCTACAGAAATGACTATGGGACTAACAGGAGTTTCAGCAACTGCAAGCACTGGTTCTATTTCTCCTACAGAAATGACTATAGGATTGACAGGACTTTCAACAACTAGTACAGTGGGTCAAGTAGGTGGTCCAATTGCATGGCAAAAAGTAACCCCTACACAAGGCGGTGGTTGGAGTAAAGTTTCACCACCATAATATTAAATATATGATGTTGACATTATGTATAAAATAAAATAAAAATTAAAGAATTAAGCAGGAGATAAATTATGGCTTCAACATATACACCTTTAGGTGTTGAAAAAATGGCAACCGGTGAAAATGCCGGAACTTGGGGAACAAAAACCAATACAAACTTAGAAATTATTGAACAATACGCTGGTGGTTATACCACTCAAGCAGTATCTGATTCAGGAGATACAACTTTATCCGTTACGGATGGTGGAACTGGAGCAAGTCTTGCTCACAGAGTTATTGATTTAACTGGTGCACTTACAGGTGCTAGAAACGTAACTATTCCAATTGACGTACAACAAATGTATGTCCTTAAAAATTCTACAACAGGATCACAAGCAGTAACATTTAAATATGTGACTGGTACAGGATCTAGTGTTGCATTTACAGGCGGTGATACATCTTCTAAAATAGTTTATGGTACTGGATCAGGATCTAATCCTAACATTATTGATTTAGGATTTGTTACTACTACTGGTACTCAAACTTTAACAAACAAAACTTTAACATCTCCTAAAATAGGAACTTCTATTTTAGATACTAATGGTGCACAACTAGCTCTTTTAACAGCTACAAGTTCTGCAGTTAATGAAATTACATTAGCTAATGCAGCAACAGGTAATGACCCTATTATTAGTGCAACAGGAGATGATTCAAATGTAGGTATTTCTTTCGTAACAAAAGGAACTGGAGTTATTAAAGCTGAAGACGGTGGTGGAACAGTT